ACATGATAAACATCCTACCATCTGAGCGAAAATAGGGAAATACATAACTTGCTCTCTGATATCTTCTACTTCATCAAAATCAAATCGTAAATCACTTGTGACTAAATGTGCTCCTCCTTCAGAATTTACACTTGCTGCAAAATCTAATATGTTTCCTAAATTGAATAAATTACCAGTTCCATCTCCCTGTCTTTTATCATATCCATCTGGATTTGGTTCTGTTTCTTCACCACCATAAATACTCTTGAAATTTGGATAATCTTTTCTAAAATTAGACTCCATCTTATCTAATGGAATTCCTGGAGCACTTATTGTCTCTTCTCTCAAAGATATACCAAATGGCTTGTCTGATACATTATTTTCTAATGGGTCATCTTGAGTTCTTTGACGCCATTTTAGAGTTGCCTCAACAAAACCACCTGGATCTTCTGCTAAATGAGCTGTTACAATTACTGGCTCTTCTTCTTTAGTTGGAAGTAAATTAAAATCAACTATCATCTCCCACATCTTAAAAGTAGCACGATCAATCGGTTTATTAGTATCACTATATAAATAGCGCCCATATGAAACAGAAGGACACACCATCTCTAACTTATTTGAAGATGCTCTTGCCATTCTAATTTTATTTTGAACTATTCTTGTAATTTGTTCTTCTTCACTAAATTTATTATTTTTCTTTATCATATTTAGATTTAACTTTTCTTGACAATATTTTTTATAATCATCTTGACTTTTCTTATATTTATTTCTTACTTCCATTATACTTTTATCATATCCTAATCTTATTTGAGGTTGAGGTATGTTTGAAGATTTTTGAATATCTAATTCGTCAATTCCTGTGTCCATATTGATATTTACAGTTCTATTCGGGTTTTCAATAAATTTATTATCATCTATTAAATCCTTAATTTTTGCTATAACTGTGATTGTATCTTTTCCTGGCTGGAATTTAGATGTATTAACTTCAAATTTTAATGTTTGTCCTATACTTATTCCCTTCTCAAAATATGTATTGTTATCACAATGCTGTTTTATAGCATAAATTAATAATGGGCCTTTTTTTGCTACTAAACCCAATTTATTTATATTATAGACATCTGCTACGACTATATCACCTTTTACTGGACGACATACATCTGCCATAAATTCAACATCAAATGTCATCTCTCCTTCTAAATGATTTCCTTTATAATATCCATTACTTCGTTTAATTATTACTACACTACAAGGTCTAATGTATCCATCTTTTAAACATTTACCTTCTACCATACTTCTTAAATTTTGTAAAATATTATTTTCAAAATTCTTATTTATTTGCTTTGGAAATAAATTAATTGATTCCGTTAATTGGATAATTGTATATGGTTCATCTGCTAATATATTCTTTGACATTAATTTAATATTTGTATTGAATGTTTATTTTTAATTTCAGTATTTTCTCACAAAATATGAATAAATATATGAATAAGTATATTATTAATTAATATTTTAATTAAATATATATAATATGTAAATTTATTTTTATATTATATTTTTCAATTTTTTTTTATTTATTATATAAAATATAATTGATTTTATTGAATATAATTGATTTTATTGAATATTATTAATTTTATTTAATTTTATAAAATTTTTGTATTTTTTTCATTCCACTCTTCTATATTATAAAACCATTTTTTATTATCTATTTTTTTATTTTCAAATGTTCTAAATGCTATTTCTAATTCTTTACAGAGATTTTTTCTATTTATTTTTTTTATATCTAAATTCAATATACGAGCATATTTTTCCAAACTTTGTTTATCGAAAGTGCTACATACTTTTCCTGTTGTTATTGTATTCTTAGCTATACTATTATCTATTCTAACTTTTATTTTTTGAAATGATTTATCTACAATTTTAAATACTAAATTATTATTTCTATCTACAATAACATATGAAAATATATCATTATCTTCTCTTTTATCTTTTGGTTTTTCAAATTTCAAATATTTTTCAATTTTTCTTGTTTCATTAAAATCACAATCAATAAATTTATCATATTTATAGCATCTAGGATTATAATTAAGTTTTATATATCCATAATATTCATCATCTTCATCTATCTCAGTTATTATATTCTTTTTTATTAAATATTGTTTAAAATAATTATAGAATTTTTTATATTTACTATCTATATTATTTTCATCTATAATATTAATATAAATATTCTCTAATATCTTCTGTCTAATATTAAAATAAGAATGTTCTATTTCATATTCAAATTTTTCTTGTTCTCTAATATTTACTAGTTCCTTAATTATCAATTCAATATTAGAAGATTTATTATTTGAACTACTTTTTCCTTTTGATATTTTATATTCATTTTTAATACTAATTAAATTACTTTTATAATTTTCTAGATTTTCTTTTAATAAATCTTCGCTTGTTTTTGGGGTAAAATTCTTTCCATATTCCTTTAAAGGTTGAAATACTAGCCAGTCTGAACGTAAAAGTATTATACCTGGAATATTATTATAATATACTATTTCAGGATATAATGTTTTTTCATTTCCTAATAATTCATCTATAGATTGAATTAATTCATTCTCATAATATCCATAATCTAATATATTTTTTGTTAATTTATCTAATGATATATGCAGATTTAAATTAATTTGATTCTTTATAAAATTTTTTATCACATTTATATTATCATCTCCAATATATCTCATTTCTTTTGTGCTCTTATCTATTCTTCCTTTAGAATTCTGTTCGCATTTAAAATCACATTTCATATAATCACATTCTCTTGAATAATCTATATCTCCATACTTAAATTTAGATGGATTAAAATAATTAGAATTTTTATTAATCTCGCAATCAACAGAATTAATTTTTAGTATTCTTTCTATTTTTTTTATTTGTATGTCTTTATTCTCTGCTCTTCTCCACATTAATTCATCAACTGTTTCAACTATTCTCATTTCCTCTTTTTCATTTTTCATTATTTTCTCTGGATATGTTACACAATATCTAAAAACTGTGACATCTCTTTCATTTTCCTTTAAACCCATATGAGAACAAAGTCTTCTTCCTCTACCTATAATTTGAATTAGTTTAGACATATTATGCCATGCATTTCCAAAATGAATTTGTCTTATATTTGATAAATCTGCTCCTTCTTTTAATACATTTGAACCTATTATTACTTTAATTAATTCTCCATATTTATTTTCATCTTCTTTTAATTTATCTATTACTATTTGTCTTTCATTTTGAGTATCTTGTCCTGTTAGTGATACATATTTTGCCTGAACAAATTTACATTTTCCTGAAGTATGTATAATATCAGTTTTATATTTATTACAAATACTACATATTTTTAATTTATTTACTCTATTTTTTAAAACAAATTTTTTATAAAAAGGCTCATATCCAGCTTCTTCTAATATCATAGACATAGTATCTATTCCTGTGTTTAAATGTTCCAAAAATATAAATGATATCCCTGGAGATTTTTTTATATTTTCTAAAATTTTACTAAATTTAGAAGAATATTTTTTCAAATTATTCTCTGTTAAAAAACCTACATTAAAATATTTATATTCAAATTGATCTTTTACTTGAGAGAAAGCATTATTAAATCCTCTTCTTCCTGACATTCCTGAAAAATTTTTATCAATTGGATATATAAAATTACTTAATTCTTGAACTTGTTGCTCTGCTACATCCTTTTTTAGATATTCAGGATCTTTTATTAAAGTACTATAATACTTGAAATGATAATCAGACATATTACATTTTACTAGTTTAGTATATTTAATTTTTTTATCTGCGCGGATATTTATTGAACTATCATCTGTTAATCTAAATGTTTTTTTGGGATTTGGAATATATAATTCATTATTTTTATATAAATTTTTTAATTTAATATCATTTGGTTCTAAAAGAGAAGGAAAACTAATTGGATTATCACCTCTAAAAAAAGATATATATGATTTCACATTATCTTTTAAAATTTGTTCTCCTTCTTTTTTTAATATTACTTGTTGATGTTCATCTATATAAAATACATCTTGTTCCCTAATTTTAGGTTTATTATCATTAATTAATAATAAATTTAATAAATCTATAATTTCAGAAGGAGAATCAAACATAGGCGTAGCACTCATTAATATTAATTTAATATTTTTAGAATTTACTAGAATTTTTTCTAAAGCATCCATGATTTTCAAATCTTTCTCATCTGTTTCTTTTCCTTGTTTTTTAATACTATGGATTTCATCTATAATAATAATTCTATTTGAAAACTCTTCTTCAATACTTTTTTTTATCATTCTTTCTCTTAAAACAGCATTTTCTTGGATTTCTGTTATATCCTTTATTTTATCTTTGATTATATTAGTTAATTCACGATTACCTATAATTTGATAATATTGTGAATATTTCTTCTCTATCATTTTCTTTCTATCTTCTTTACTTTGTCCTTTATCCTCTATAAAATATTTATCATTCGTGCACTGTAAAGAACCTGGAGATAAATTCCTTTTTTTTTCTTTAGCTTCTTTATTGAAATTATATAAATTTGATTTATAATTAGCCTCAACTGTTGAACCAGGATATACTAAAAGAACTTTTCTTTGTTCTTCTACCTCATTCTGCTGTAAAAATGGAATGAATTGTTCTGCTATTGTTATTGCGGCACACGTTTTTCCAGAACCTGTTCCATGAAATATTAATAATCCATTATAAGGAGTGTACGGATTAATATAATTTTTTAAAAATTTTTGTTGTGAAAATAATCTAAAAACATCTTCTTTACATAAATCTTCTATTTTTTTTTTACTTATATCTTCATATAAGTTATCGCGAAATTCCTTTTTATTAAATATTTTATCATAGAAATCTATATCTGATGGTTCAGGATAAGGTATTCCACTGAGCTTAAAATTTTTCATTTCATGATCCAAATTATTTTCATTATATTTATTATAATCTAAATTAACTAATTTTTCACAATCTGGTAAAAAAAGATTAATCAAAATGTTTAAATCTGTTGCCATATCTCCATATAGTGGCAATTCCAAATATTCTAATAAATCTTTATCATTTAAAAATAACTCAATAAAATCATTATAATTATTAGTATTTTCAGATTTATTTATTATATCAAGACTTTCTATACATTTCTCTTTTAATTTTGTTTTATCATTGTATTTATTCATTTATTAATTATTAATATAATTTTAGATCAGAAAAAAGTAATTCATTTTAAATAAAAATACTTAAAAATATTTAAAGATTACAATTTAAATAGATGGATAAAAATAATTCATTTAAATTTGAAAAAAAAAA